TCTTATGAGGAGTTGTCTATTCTTAGAGAGAAAATGCCGCTTTCTGAAATCTCTCCAGGGGATGAATTTTCTGCTTTTTATGCAGCTAAAAGCTGTGCACACATATCTGCTCTAGAGGCTGCGAAAAGATCTTCTGACGGGGTGTCGTGTACTGGAAACACTGTTGAGATAAGACAACAACACTTTAATGACATTAAAAGTGTTCTTTTTGGGGACCATCCTTGGGAAAATGCTAATTAGCAGTTGACAACTAAAAATTGATGGTTAACTTTCTGAGTAGGCAAGAGACACAAACTAAGGAGAACTAAAATGTGTAAATGCGAAATTTGTGGCAAGGAAGTTCCGTCGGAGAAGGGTCTGAAGATCCATATGACCCGGATGCACAAGGGGGAACAGGCCAAGGAGGAGCCTTCAGAAGAGGAGATGGATCGTAGGACTAACCTCGTGGAAGTCCTCAAGAACACGGTCAACACGGTTACCCTGAAGAGCGAGATCATGATCAGCGGACCCTGCTGGTTCCAGGCTACCCCTGTTTCGGAGTGGGAAGAGCAGCTTGCCGATGATCTTCGAGTTGTAGTGGCATCCAAGGAGCTGACTGGATCTGGCAAGGTTCAGCTTCTTTGCCGGGAGCCGGGGAAGACTGCTCTTTGGGCAGTGCTGGAAGAGGATGTACTCAACGGGCGGTTCCCTTGTGTCGCGCTGGCCGATCCTGAGCCAGTCGACGACAAGCCCGCTGATGGTCCTCGCGAGGTGCCGCTGGTGGAGGATGACACTTCCCGGCTGGTGGAGTTTCGCGATGCTCTCAGTGAGTACCACGAAGTTAACCAGAGCAAGCTGGCTGCTGAGAAGCGGCACAAGCTTGTCTCAAAGGAGCAGCGCCCGATTATCGAGTCCTACATCATGGACTTCGGTGAGGAATCGGAAGAGGGCAAGCTTGATAAGGTGGTGTACGAGTGTGGGCTGAAGGCTCACATGATGCGCGTTCCCCCCAAGGTTTTTGTGGAGCAGGACGTGAAGGGGATCATCGCTTGGTGTATCGACAACGGTCGTGAGGATCTGCTGGAGTACACGGTCAACCTCGAAAAGTGGGATGCCGCCAAGGAAGAGGGAGAAATCCCCGCTGAGACGGTGCGTGAGCTGGAAGTTCCCAAGGAGACTGAGGAGAAGTTCCGTCTCAGGGTCGACGTTGACAAGAGCAAGAATAAGTAGGTGGGAGAAATGGCTTATCATGGGTATTACGCACATATTAGAGATGCTCTTGCAGAACTTGTGCGGCCTCTAGAAGACGAGCATGAGATTGATCGTGCTTATGAAGCTGGGATCAAGAACTCTGATGCAGTAACAGAAGCTGTATACCACATGAGAGATGCTATTTCCTGTCTTCTTCGGGCAGAAAGGACTGACTACGATGAGTAACGAGTACATTGTTAAGGGCACAGACCGGCAAGCAGGGGCTATTGGGGCGAGTGAGGGCTTTACTCAGCGGATCTTCGCCAAGACTCCCGAAGAGGCGATTGAAGCTGTCAGAGAGCAGCGTTACTCCGCTAACAGGGAGCATGTTTTTACTCGTTTGGTGTACCAGGATGACGGGGTGGGTGTACGATGTGTTTGGCCAGAGCGGGTTGCTACGGGGGAAAACTGTGTCGGGGTTAACATGGTTTCAGTGACCACGAAAGATGGGAAAAAGATCGTTCAACCAATCTAGGGCTTCTAGTATATTCCCCACATGACGGTTCTGATCATTGATGGGAATCCCCTAATCTGGAGAGCAGCCTTTTCTTTAGGTACAGACGACTACGGAATTGTCTACGGAGTTTTCAAGTTTTTCAAAGAGATCGCTGAAAAAGTAGACTTTGACGATGTAATTTTCTGCTGGGACTCTGGAGGATCTCGATGGAGAAAAGAAGTTCTGCCCGAGTACAAATCCTCTCGTAAAAAAGACGACATAGATTTAGAAGAGGTCTACAGGCAGTCTAGAACGGCCAGGAAGCTCCTCTCTGCTCAGGGGGTGTCTCAGGTCCAGGTAACAGGGGTAGAAGCAGATGACCTTATCTCCTGGCTCTCTGAGTGGATTTCTGAGCATCTTAGGCGGCGCGTTATAGTTTCTACAGCAGATCATGATCTCTGGCAACTCATAAATGACAAAATCTATATTTTTGACTCACTGAGAAAAGAGTTGCTGGGTCCGCAATCTGTAGTAGAGATTTTGGAGGTTTATCCACACCAAATTGCGGACATGAAAGCGATTACCGGGGATTCATCTGACGATGTTCCTGGGATAAAGGGTATCGGAGACAAAATTGCCGCCAAATTACTTAGAGAATATGATAATATCGGAAAATTATATGATCTAGAAAATAAAAAAAGCTTATCATCAAAAAAGAAAACAGCAAAGCTACTAGAAACTGAACAGGTAAGCAGCTCTTACAGGTTGGTGAAATCTCCAACTTTGAGAGAGCTTCCCTATATTTTGAATCAACAGGAAAAACAAGAACTTAGAGAATCCTTGATCTTTCCTAAACGAGACGTTAATGAGTCTCGTATATTACGTAGTAGGGTAGGACAGCTACCAAGGGTCGAACAAGATTTAAGAACGTTTGATCTCAGTGGATTTTCAGAGTTTGTGATGGATACGCCAGAAACATTATATACTTGGGATACGTTGGATTCTGAGATAAGTGCTTGTTCTCGCTATGAGTTACGGAATCATTGTGCTGAATTTGGACCAACGTTGGCTAAAGGATACAGTGACGCTGAAATAATGGTTGTAGGAAGAAACCCTGGTATTGAGGAGCTTACAAGGGGACACCCTTTTGTTGGTAAGGCGGGAAAACGGCTCGATAAATTTCTGGATCAAATAGGGATGACCAGACGGGAATGCTGGATTACAAACGTCTGCAAGTGCTACTCAATGGACAATAGGCCCCCAACACAGGGAGAGGTCTTGGCGTGCTCTCAGTTTTTGAAATCTGAAATTGAGCTGGTTCAACCAAAATTCATTATTACTTTTGGTAACGAAGCAATGATGTGTTTGACACCATATTCTAGTCAGGTTACTCGTTATTGTGGTGAGATTCTCAAGCATCCAGAATCCAGTATATTAGGCATACAGGTTCCTGCTTGGGTAGCTATATCTGTTCACCCGAGTATGGCTCTCAGAAGTTCCAAGGGTGAGGCACACTTGGAGTTTGCTGCTGAAAAAGTGAAAGAATTTCTAGATCAAAGGAGATAAAATTGGGAACGATTTATACTGATGTTGAGCTGCGCTGTACTTGTCCTAGATGTGGTGAAGGTTTTTATGAGGAAGAGAACGGTTATGTTGTTGAAGTAATGCTAGATGAGGCATTAGCTGTGCTGAAAGACGATATTTCAGAATCTTCGTATAATGATCATTATAATGGATTTTCTCGCTCAGACCTAAACTGTCTTGTACAGCTACTTGCTGCACAAATGAAAAGCCCTTATTTTGCGGGGCTGATCTGTGAAGAGTTCGAAGCTCGTGGGTATAAGTTGGAGAAAACAAAGTGAAGTCTAAGTGGAGAAAAGCTTACGAAGATCTTTTTGGGGATCTTGGTAGGGAAGCGCCGGGTAACGAAGACAACCACTATCACGGAACCATTCAGCCGACAGAGTTCATGGAAGCTCAGGGGTTTACTGGGTTTCATGAGGGTCAGGTAATAAAGTATGTGTGTCGGCACAAAAAGAAGGGTGGGATTTTAGATCTCCAAAAAGCATTATGGTATCTTTTACGGCTGATTGTTCTAGAAGAAGAAAAACCCCAACAGCAGGAGAGTGCGCGTGGAGCAAGCGGAACAGGGGATCTCACCGAAGGGCAAACCTCATCCAGTTAGATACCATTTATCAGACGAGAGAGAAGGAAAAACAGTACATTTTAGGATCATAGTTGGTGAACAGATAATCAAAGGATACTTCACTATAAATTTTTTTGACGACGGAGCACCGGGAGAGCTTTTTATAGAGGTTGACAAAGAGGGAGCAGAGCTACACGGGTGGGCAGATTGTTGGGCAATCGCCATTTCTATGTTATTCCAGTATGGGGTTGACCCAAAGCTCATAGTAGACAAATTCAAGTACCAGAATTTTGAACCTAATGGTTTCACAAATCTACCAGAAGCAAGAATTTGTAAATCAATTATAGATCTTATTATGCAATACTTAGATAAGCGTTTTTTGCAAGAGACAAAAATAGAAGATGACTACGATTCAATGATGGAGGCTATGAGTGAATGAGGAAAATCTGGTAAAAGTTGTTGCTCAAATAGGCTTTGCACAATACGCCAAAGAGACTCAACGATTAAATGTGTGGGTGAATGATGATCCTTGCAAATGGGGGGACGATGCTGGGATTTTTCTCACTAGTTTGGTGGATAAGAGTAAGGGCACAATCTGGTATTTATGGGCAAATAAGCTCAGTGAGGGTGACCTAATAAGAATTGAGTCAAAGGTTTTTGTCAATCAAGTAGGGGTTGATGAAAAACGGACTTTTGAGGCTCTGTATTGTGTTGATCCAGAAGCACCTATTAATGCAATTCGTGTTCGTGGCATAGGACACAAGAAGTACCCTATTCTAAAAGGTCGTGTAATTGAGCTGGCCCAATTATCAGAACAAGATCAGAGAGAAGAGGCTGTAGAGACTTTTTTGGATGAGGGCTTTTAGTTGACACACTTGTATCTTGAAAATAACAAGTTCTACTTGTATCTGAACCCTTCATACGAGCATTATCAACGTGCTTTTCTCGTTGTTAAAGCGGCCCTTTCGTCTGTGGAAGAGGAACAGGGTGTTTGGAGAGTAGACGCCGATGAGATCCCGTTTGTACACAAGAAGCTGAATCTTTTGGGGTTGACGGGAAAGACTATTACAGACGAAGCCTTTGAAAGACTACAGTATATAAAAAGTGTTCAAGAATACTATGCATCTCTCAAAC